GGTTCAACCGCTTTAAATTCTTCATCAGTGAAATATCTTTTGGGGGGTGGTTCAGGCGCTTTTGTTTCGCGTGTGGATTCTGCGGTTACATCAATTTCCTTACCTTCCATTTCTTCTGCGGTAGGCATAGAACCCAATTCAGGAAAGGCTTTGCGCAATGCTTGCGCTTCTGCACATTTCGCTAGTTGTGCGTATGGGCGTTTTTTCCACATTGAGTTTGGTTGTGCGCTGTCTTTTGAAGCTGTTGCATAGTTTTCAAGCCATAATTCTTTTGCGTGATATTCAGCAATCATGCCGTTTTGCATTAGTTTTTTGACTGTTACCTTGCACCACTTTGGATATGTCACAGTGACAGATTCGCGCTTTTTATTTTTTTTATCGTATTTATCCCAATATTCTTCACCTTCAAATGTAAAGGTAATATCTTCGCCAAATTCAGGCTCGGTTATTCCAGCCATATCACCACTTCTGCTTGCTTGTGTTCTATACAAACCAATAGCCGGCATAACCACATCGCGCATTTCGCCTGATTTGCTATCCCACATAGGCACTAAATGCACTGGCTTTTGCATAATGTCTAACCCTGCGGCTTTGCAGTAGTTGACTGCCATTTTTATGCTTTCATCCTTTGCGCCAACATACAAAGAATTTCGCAAAACAGTCATCAATTCAGCTTCGCTCATTTGCATTGCTGGCAATTGATTATTCAACTTAACAACTGCGCTCATTGAAATATCCCCTTAATAAAAATTGAAATTTCGTTAATAAAATAGACCGCGCCAATAAATGAAACTAAAAAAGCCGATCCGATTAGCGCATCAAGAAACTCTTTGCTTAGAACTTCATTTAGCCTGTTCATATTTAATCTCCAACAACTCAAATTTGCGTTCTTCTTTCACCATCAAATAAGCGCTTAAAGCCAATGTTGCCAAAAGAGCAAAAATGCAAAACCAAGCCATATAATTTTTTTCCCCATCAATTTTTCTTTTTAGGGATTCATCAATCCCATATTGGCTGTCTTTACCATTTGTCACATAGTCGATGTGACAAGCCAACTCCTTTCCTCTGAACTTCATTTGAAATCCTTTGCTGTCATGCCTGACATTTTTTCCAATGTTTCCAAGCTGGTGTAGCCAGTTTCTTTTGGTTGGTAGCCGTTACATTGACCGCCGTGCATACGGTGTGGGTGTGAATACGCTTCACAGTAACAAGTTACTTGTTTGCGCTTTTTAGGTGTTTCAGTCAGTTGTTTAACTGACTCAATTGCCTTGGCTTGTTGTTCAAATAAATTAAACATATTTATTCACCTTTTTAATGCCGCATAAATTTGCGGGATGTGTAACTTTAGCGCCACGCTAAATTAATGTCAATAGCATGGCGCTAAAATATTTTATTCATTTTTATAATCATTGAAAACTTAGGATTTAAGGACGAAAAAAAACCGCCGAATGGCGGTTGTTTTGAAACTTCTAATTAATTAATTGGCTTTGCTGTTTCAGAGAACTTAGTCCAATCTAATTTTTTCTTTTTCTTTCTTCTTTGCTTTTGGTGCAGGGTTGGTTTTGCTTGGTTTTGGGTATTCATAGTTATGTATTTTGTTGATAAACATTTCTACAAAATTTTTACTATTTTCAGAAAGTTCTATAAACATTTCAAAAAGCATTTTTTCTCGTGAGTTAATTTTAACGCCAGCAATTTTTAAACTGTTTTCTTCATTTGTTAATTCATCCAATAAATAAAGTTGTTCAGCTTCTTGTTCTAATTCTCCATTATTTTCATCATGTGGCGTGTCCATCCATCCGGTACCAAGATTAAGTTTATGCTCCAATTCACGAGCAATGTAATTGCTCATCACTCTTTTTTTACCTGTCTTTGAATCTAAAGAAGCGTTTTTCCACTGACTAACTTGGGATGGGTTTTTTTCAATTCTTTCAGAAAAAGATGCTAATGATCCTGCCTGATTAATAAGGCTACTTAAGTTATCGCGGCGAATTTCATCAATAGTTTTCATATTGCCAATGTATAGCGTTCTGCTAAAAAGTAAATTCGCGCAATGCTATTGCATTTCCATTAGCGCCATGCTAAATTAACGCTCATGACACTTTTAGAATATATAAATCATGGAAGAGGTAATGCCATTCGCTTGGCATCCGATGTTGGTGTTTATCCACCTGATATTTCAATGTGGGCAAATAAAACACGACCTATTCCTCATAAGTATGGTGCGCTAATTGAAAAGCACACCAATGGATTAGTGACGCGACAAGAATTGTTTCCCGATGAATGGCAAACAATTTGGCCTGAACTTTTGCAGAAAGATGCCGCTTAAAAAGGGTTTTAAATGACAAAAATTCATCCGATTGAAGCCTTGCTTCAGCCGAAAGATAACCATGACGTTCGATTAGTTGCCATGGTTTTGGCTGATGAATATATTTTTGTGCGCGATGAAGCAAAGCGCCAAGGCGTTTCTCAAAGCGCGTATTTGCGGCGGTTGGTAAATGATGATCGTAGGCGCATTGCACAAGAAGAATTATTGCAAAACCAACGTGCGGAATCTACACACGATTCAACACAAGAGTTGCACAACTTTGTTTCTATGTTAGCAAAATTGGTTAAGGAACAGTTATGAAGCTATCTCAAACAGAGCGCCTTTTAAAGCATTTCATGGACGGCGGTTCTATAACAAGTTTACAGGCTTACAGCAAGCTAGGGATAACTCAGCTTGGAACTCGCATCTTTGAACTGAAGCAAGATGGTTACATCATCGTTAGTGAGTGGGTTGCCGTAACAAACAGATTCGGCGAGAAATGCCATGTAAAGAGATATTCGTTAGCCAAGGAAATGGATAAGGCGGCTTAAATGCACTATTACCAATTCAACATTGCAGATTACCAAAGCCACACGCGCCACTTATCCTTGACTGAGGATATTTGCTATCGCCGGATGTTGGATTGGATTTATTTGCACGAAAAACCACTGCCGCTAGACATCAGACAAATAGCGCGAATATTGCTGTTGAACGAATGTTTAACGGATGTTGAACAGGTGTTGAACGAGTTTTTCACAAAGGGTGAACATGGGTGGCACAACGTCCGTGCAATGAGTGAAATTGAGGAATACAACAACAAGCTTGAGAAGGCATCAAGGGCTGGTAAAGCTAGTGCAGAAGCAAGAAAAAGTAAAATAAAACAACAACTTAGTGGTGGAGAACAACCGTTGAACGAGCGTTCAACAACCGTTGAACCAAACAAGAAACAAGAAACAAGAAACAATAACCATATTAAAAACATTACGCCTCGCGCTTTGCTTGAGGCTGAAAGTTTACCTGATGGCTTGATTGACGATTGGATGAAGATCAGAAAAGCCAAGCGGATGGTCATTACTGAGTCAGTTATTTCAGCAACTAAGCGAGAAGCCGAAAAAGCCAACATCACATTTTTGCAAGCAGTACAGCATTGCTGTGAAAACTCATGGGCTGGGTTTAAAGCAGAGTATGTAACGAAAAACATTCCTAGCAGTAAATCAAAATCAACTTACGAACAAGGCATTAACGCCGCCGCGAAATCAATTTTCACGGAAGAAAACACGCAACATTTGCAACCAAATTTAAAACTCGTTGAGGTGGAAGATGAACCAAGAGCCATTGCAAGCTAAAACAATCGATTACATTTTCATGCACATGCATGGTCGTTTTGGCAATACGTTTTTAAATAAATTCCGCATTGGCGAAACAACCGATGACGGGAAAGACAAGGGCATTGAAAACGCAAAGCGCGTATGGGCTTCACGATTAGGTGGCATGAGCAAAGAGCGATTAAAAAACGCCCTAGACCACGTTTATGAAAATACGCCAAGTCTTGATGATTTTGTCATGCAATGCAAAGTACAACATCAACCGATTGACTACAAAGCTTTACCAAAGCCGATTGATCATGATGCGAATAAAGCCAACATGGAAAAACTAAACACCTACGTTGCTAAATCAATTCAACCTAAAACAGATTACAGAGCATGGGCTAGGAAGATTTTAGAAACGCCGAAAAACTATCCCGAAATAGCCGTGCGTTTTGCAAAAGAAGCGTTAGAAATTAAGGAAGAAGTCACAGTATGAAAGACCTACCAAAATCACTTAGTACATACGAATTTTGCAAAGGGCAATCGCCGGACGGAACGAAGGTTTGTGGCTATAGGGATCAATGTAAGCGTTATTTAGAAGGCGGGTACAGAGTTATAT